AATGGTGGAGTTATGAATCATGAGACTGTAGAGTCAATGGGTAAGCGTAAGAAGCCATTCACCGTAGATTACACAGGTTTCGGATGGGTCATGATTAAGAATGGCGTATTTGAATCACTTGAATATCCTTGGTTTGCTCCTAAGATGCAAGTATTTGAATCTGGTGCAGTTCAAGATATGTGTGGAGAGGATGTTAGTTTCTGTTTAGACGCTAAAGAAGAAGGGCATGAGATCTGGTGCGATCCTCGGATACGTGTCGGTCACGAAAAAACTCGTATTATCTAACTTAAGAGGTATCATGACAATTTTAACTAGACTAGTTGAGAATGCTGTTACTGATGATTTATGGGATATATCTGCTGAGATACTCACCGAACTCTCTCGTAGGGATCAGGTTGAGTATCGTATCTCGGCCGCAAGTGACTCGGTAGAAAAGAAAGTGTCGAAATTAAAGACACCTCCTAAAAGGGCAGTATAATGGCATCAACTAAACCAATTACAACTCAGAAGATAATTGATATAGTGAAAGAGAAGTGGCAACTCTTCGGGGTCACTGCATTCATTATCTTTATCCTTCAACTTTTATCATCTAAAGTGCTTCTATCCGTTTTTCTCGGATTGATTATAACCGCATTAATACCTTCTGATGCGGTAAAGAAGGTTATAAAGAAGGTAACGACCAAAAAAGCAGAGGATTAATTTATGGCTACTACTGGTAGTTGGAACTCAGAAAACAATGTTGAGTCAAAACCTAAAAAGTCTCGACAAGGAAGGGGTAAACATACATCATACTCTTCTACTTCTCGTAATAAAGCAAAGAAACGCTATCGAGGACAAGGTAGATAAATATAAGGGACTCTTCGGAGTCCCTTTTTTATTGTAAGAGAACTAAAATGGAACCAAAAATGCTACGTGAGATTAATAATGATGCTATCACACCTAAAAAACGTGATAAAAAGGTACAAAATGACCTTTATGAGAAGAAAGAAGATGGTGATTTCTATGCAGGACTTGACTATGAATCAGATTACTTAAATTAAGCTGATAAATAACTATTATTAGTATAATTTCATGCCTCTAGAACGGGTTAGTCAAGGATTTAAGGATATTAGCATGTCATTTGAGAGCAATCCTCTCAATGAAGACCTTATTGCGATCAAAAATGAGACCGCAATTGCACGTTCTATACGAAACATTGTATTTACATTACCTGGAGAGAAGTTTTTTAACCCATCTTTTGGTTCAGACATCTCTGCATCACTATTTGAGAATATTGATGACATTACAGGAGGTATAATAGAGGATCAAATACGTCAATCTATCAATAATTATGAACCAAGAGTGAATTTGATGGAAGTACGTACCAATCCTAACTTTGATAATAATGCTTTTGATGTAACTGTTACATATGAAGTGGTTGGAGCAGACATTCCACCACAAGAATTAGAATTTGTGCTGCAACCAACGAGATAAAATGCCTTTAGTTAACTTCGCTAACCTCGATTTTGATGAGGTTAAAACAACTCTCAAAGAATATTTACAATCCAACTCGAATTTTACGGATTATAATTTCGAGGGATCTAATTTATCTACTCTTTTAGATGTATTAGCATACAATACCTACATTACTTCTTATAATGCAAATATGGTTGCCAATGAGGTATTCATTGATAGTGCAACTTTAAGAGAAAATGTAGTTTCATTAGCAAGAAATATTGGATACTTACCTCGTTCACGTACTGCTGCAAGAGCAACAATTAGTTTTTACGTAGATACATCAAATATTATACCTACACCGTCTTCATTAACCCTTGAAGCAGGTCCAGTAGCTGCAACTTCTAGTGCTTTTGGTAATTCTTCACTAGTTTTTTCAATTTGTGAGGATATTACAGTACCAGTTAAAGATAATAGAGCAAATTTTAACAATATTTACATATATGAGGGTACTCTTTTAACATCAGAATTTACAAAATCATCATCAGACCCAAATCAGAAGTTTAATTTACCAAATTCAGGTATTGATACCTCTTTAATTAAGGTTTCTGTTAAAAGTAACTCATTTGCGACAACTGAGACTAAGTATAGTTCTCAAGATAGTCTTTTTGATATCACTGGTGAGTCAAAAGTCTTCTTTTTACAAGAAATAGCGGATGAAAGATATGAAATTTTCTTTGGAGATGGTATTTTTGGTAAAAAACTAGATGAAGGTAATGTTGTTATTGCAGATTACATAGTTTCTAGTGGTGATGGTGGAAATGGAGTTCAAAATTTCCAATTTTCTGGAAAATTAACATATTCAAGGAATGCTCAAGAGTATAGTGTTGTAAATGGCATCTCTTTATTGACTACTGGGTTACAATCTTCAGGTGGTGAGCAAATTGAAGCAGTTGATTCAATTAAAAAGTATGCTCCTCGTGTATATGCGACTCAAAATCGTACTTTAACCGCAAATGACTACGAAACTCTAATTCCAGCTAAGATTTATCCTGAAACAGAGTCAATTTCCGTTTTCGGAGGTGAAGATTTAGTACCACCTCATTATGGAAAAGTCTTTATTAGCATAAAACCTCGTACTGGTGACTTTTTACCAAATTTGGTCAAAGAAAACATTAGAATGAAGTTGAAAAAGTATGCAGTAGCAGGAATTGTTCCAGAAATCCTTGATTTGAAGTATTTGTACATTGAGGCACATTCCAATGTTTATTATAACAGTAATTTAGCACCATCAGGAGCTGAAGTTTCAAGTTTAGTTCAAACTAACGCTACAAAGTATGCAGAATCAACTGAATTAAATAGATATGGTGCAAGATTCAAATATAGTAAATTTTTAAATATTATTGATCAAAGTCAAGATAGTATTACTTCAAATATTACTACATTGATGATGAGAAGGGATTTGAGAGTATCATTAAACAGATTTGCTGAATATTCTATTGGTTTTGGTAATCAATTCTATATTAAAAATATGAGTGGGTATAATGTTAAATCTTCTGCATTTTATATACAGGGAAATAACAATCCTCTTTATATTTCAGATATTCCTAATACAAATAGAGAAACTGGGACTTTATTCTTCTTTACTGTTCCTGATATAAATTCTACATCCCCAACTATTGTTAAAAGGAACGTAGGAACGATTGATTATGTAAACGGTATTATGACATTAAATCCAGTTAATATTTTATCAGGAAAACTAAAGGATGGACAAACAATTATCGAAATTGAAGCATGTCCTTACTCAAATGACGTTATTGGATTACAGGATCTTTATTTGCAACTAGATATAAGTAATAGTACGTTTGAAACCATTGTGGACGAAGTTTCTTCAGGACTTGATCCATCTGCTTCAAACTATATCGTATCATCAAGTTATGCTAGTGGATCTTTGGTACGAGCAGGTGGTAGAAACAATGAAGCAGTTACTACATCAGTTTCATCAACTACAGGAGCAGTACAGGGTACTTCTTCTACTAATACAACTACATCTACATCCACAACCAGCAGCAGCAGTGGTGGTGGTTCATACTCATCAGGTTACTAAAAGACTAATCCAATAAAATGACAGTAAAAAGAGTTCAATTTAGTAATATTGTTCAGAATCAGTTACCTGAATATGTTAGGTCTGATTTTCCACTAATATCTGAGTTTCTAAAAACATATTATCAGGCACAAGAATTTCAAGGTGCTCCTATTGATCTTATTCAGAATATTGATCAATATACTAAAATTAGTGAACAGACTGGATTAACTGAAACCACTATTCTTGATGCAAATATTACTGAATATGATACAACAATTCCTGTACAGGCATTACCTAATGGTACAAAGGGATTTCCTGATTCTTATGGATTATTAAAGATTGATAATGAGATAATCACTTATACTGGGAAAACTGATACTTCTTTCACTGGATGTGTTAGAGGATTTTGTGGTATTACAAGTTATAAAGCTGAAGGAAATTCTCAACAACTTGTTTTTGATGAAACAACTGCTGTTGCTCATGATGGTAACTTATTTGACTCAACTACAGGTGCAAAAAATCGTGATGGCGTTAAAATTCATAATTTAACAGTTCTTTTCCTTAAAGAATTTTTAACTAAAACAAAAAAACAATTATTACCTGGATTAGAAGATAGATCCCTACATTCTGACTTAGATCAAAATATATTCATAAAACAAGCAAAAGATTTTTATAGTAGTAAGGGTACTGATCAATCATTCCAAATTTTATTCAAAGCTTTATATAATGAAGATGTAGAAATTATAAGACCGAGAGATTTTCTTTTTACTCCTTCTAATGCTAACTTTAGAATAACTAATGATTATGTTGTTGAAGCGTATGATGGAGACCCATTAGATTTAGAACAAGCAACACTATACCAAGATGCTTTTGGAGACCTTACAAGGGCATATGGACCCGTTACAAACATAGAAAAGATTGAGGTTGGAGTAGGAGAAACTTATTATAAACTAAGCATGGATGCTGGTTATAATAGGGATTTACAAGTTGATGGTGCTACATATGGTGCTTTCTCTGTTCATGCTAAAACAAAAGTAATTGGTGATGTTTCAATTGGACAATCTTTCATAGATGTTGATTCAACTGTTGGATTTGCACACTCAGGTAATTTAGATGTAACTTATAGTAACTCTACTACAGGAATTGTTTCATATACTTCTTTAACAGTAAATGAATTCCAAGGAGTTTCTAATGTTGTTGGAATAATTTCTGATACATCTAATATTGGAATTAATACCTATGCTTATGGAGCAGCCTTTGGAAATCCTGACGAAACAATTAAAGTAAAAATAAATTCAGTATTACAGAAACTTGATTATCCAAAAGACACTTATTCTTACTCACGTAATGATAAAGCAAGGATTAAGACTTTAGGTATTAATGATAAGAAATTCAAATCAAGAGATTGGTTTTATAATACTGCACCTGAATATAAAGTTCATAGTATAGAACTTTTAGATTCTTCTGACTATACTTATAGAGTTAATTTACTCAAAATTCATTATTTTAGAATAGGTGATTCTGCAGCAATTGTTCCTCCTGATGGTATTCCGTTGGCAACGACTGTAATTGATATTACGGGAGACACTTCTATGACTATTAGAGGTCAAGGAGTTCTTGATATTAATGCTACTTATACTTTTAAAAGAAATATTTTAAAAACTTTATCTAATGTTTTAACTGGAGCACAAATATATTCTACCAATGTTCAGAATACTTATAAGTATGAAGATAAATTATTAGTTGCATCTTCATCTATTCCTTCTTATGCTTCTCAAGCACTTAACACCACTTATAGGAAAGTTACTTTTAGTGGAATTTTTACTGGAGATGAATTTTTAATAGGTGATAATTCATTCCGTACAGGTGATGCAGTTTGGTATTCATCTAATCTAGTAGAACAAACATATATTGATCCATTAACTCTTGAATCAAAAGTTAGATTTGTTGAAGGCCCCAAGTTATTTGATGAAGGTCTTTATTTTGTAAAAAGAGTAGAAGGAAGTACTTCAAAGATTAAATTAGGAACTAGTAGAGCAGATATCTATAATGGTGATTATGTTACCATTGATAGTGAAAGAATTGTTACTGATAACACTATAACCCCTTATAAATTCAATGATAAGACTTTACATTCTCAAAGATTATTAAGAGAAGTATGTCCACCAAACAATGATGGATCTCCTGTTCAAACAACTCCTGGTGCTACTGGTATTTTAATTAATGGTGTTGAGATTCTTAATTATAAATCAAATGATCTCATTAGATATGGTAAAATTGAAGAACTTGAAGTTACTTCAGGTGGATCTGGTTATGATTTAATTAATCCTCCTGTTTTGAATGTTTCTGATGTAGTTGGATCAGGTGCTACTGGATATGCAGGACTTACAGGATCTTTAGTTGAAATTAGAGTTTTAAATCAAGGTTTTGATTATGAAGAAACTCCTTTAATTAATATTAGTGGTGGTAATGGTCAAGGTGCAACAGCTTCAGTTAATATGAAGTTGGTAGATCATGCACCACTTTTCAATTCTGAAGGTGCTGCTGAAAGAGTAGGACTTACAACTAATACTATTGGTTTTAGTACATATCATCAATTTGCAAATGCTGAGAAAGTAGTTTATATAACTGATGATCAATTAGCAGTTGGTGGAATTACCACTGATGCAGTTTATCATGTCCACACGATGGATGATACTACAGTTAAACTTCATAAGAATGAAGGAGATGCAATTGCTGGTATCAATACTGTTGACTTGACTTCATATGGATTAGGTCAACATAAATTAAAATCTTATAATAAGAAATCTGTTTTAGAATCTGTCAATATAACAAATTCTGGATCTGGTTATCAGAATAAAAAATTATCTGTAGTTGCTACTGGAATTAATACGGCATTAAATTCTATTAACATAGACAATCATCATTATAAGAATGGTGAGATTGTAATTTATTCATCTACGGGAACAGAAGTTAGTGGATTAGATTCGTCAAACCAATATCAGGTTATTGTTGTAGATAAGAATAATTTCAAACTTGCTAATGCTGGTGTTGGTGGAACTAATAGTTCCAACTACGATAAAGGGATATATTCAGAGTTTACTTCTATAGGAAGTGGAACTCATCACTTTAATTATCAACCAATTACCATTTCTTTAGTTGGTAAGGTTGGTATATCTTCAATAGGAACGGAAACATTTGAAGCTACTGTTCAACCTGTCTTTAGAGGAGAGTGTACTTCAGTACATTTAGAAAACAAAGGTGTTGGTTATGGATCTTCGGATATTGTTAATTTTGATCGTCAACCTGATGTAACTCTTATTCCAGCAGCAGAAGCACAGTTACAACCTATTGTTGATGGTGCTGGTAAGGTATTTGAAGTTTTAGTATTGAATGGTGGTAAGCAATATATTTCACCACCTAATTTAGTTGTAAATGGTGATGGAGTTGGTGCAGTAGTAACTCCTGTTCTTGAGAATGGAACAATAACTGCAATTAATGTTATTGAAAGTGGTATTGGTTATAATGCAAGCACTACAACAATTGATGTTGTTACTTCTGGATCTGGCGTTAAATTTAATAGTGTTCTTCAAAATTGGAGAATTAATCTATTCCAAAAGAATTTTAATACGTTTACTGATGATGATGGATTTATTACAGAGGGACGTAATAAAGATTATGAACTACAATACACACATTTGTATGCACCTCGTAAGTTAAGGGAGGCTGTATATGCAAGGAATTCTTCTGGTGATGTTTTATATGGTAAGTCTGATCTAATAAGAGTTGCTAGTGTTGAAGTTGAGTCTACAGACCATTCTCCAATAATTGGATGGGCATATGACGGTAATCCAATATATGGTCCTTATGGGTTTGTTGAGAATACTGGTGGTACAGTAACGTTAATGAAATCTGGTTATATTCTTAAATTACAAGATAATAGACCTCCAATCGACTCTTTCCCTGAAGGTATATTTTGTGAAGACTTTGAATTTAAAAATGTAAAAAATGAAGCTTATTTGGATGAGAATAATGGAAGATTCTGTATTACTCCAGAATATCCATTAGGAACTTATGCATATTTTGCGACTATCGATTCTGTTGCTTCAGATACGGGTGGTCCATTTAATCAATATAGAAGACCAGTATATCCATATTTGATAGGAAAAAATTATCAATCAATTCCTAATGAATTTAACTATAAAATGGTTTCCAATCAAGAGTCCTATAAGTTAAAGGATAGTGTTTGGTTGAGAAATACTGATCCTTATAATTTAATGGAAGGTAATTTAGAATATGAATATCTCCCATTACCAAATAGATTAAATCAAATAACTGATGTTAGTGCAATAACACCAGGTGTCATAAACAGTGTAGGAATTGAAACTGGTGGTAATCTTTATAGGGTTGGGGATGAAGTAGTATTTAATAATGTAGGAACTGAAGGAAGTGGAGCAAATATTCAAGTTTCCAAAATCCTTGGTAAAGAAGTAAGTTATGTTAGTGTTGCATCAAGCACTGTAACTGGGGTAGAAATTTATCCTGCTGGTAATAAAGGTGTATATGAACTAGTCGCTGCTACTCCTCATGGATTCAAAGATAATGATCTTGTGAAAATTAGTGGATTATCTACTACATCTTCTAAGATTGGTGGAGTATGGAAAGCAGGTATCACAACGACTGCCTTTACTTTAACTGGTATTGGAACTACAACTATTGGAGTCGCAGCAGATAGTGTGACAGGAATAGTTACCTATTTCAATGTTAAAGGAAATTTTGAATCATTAAGATCAAATGATGTTTTAGGTATAGGAACAGAACAAATAAAGGTTCTAAATGTTCAACCAGAATATTCTAGATTTAGAGCTCTTAGAGGCATTAATACAACTGGAATGGCTCATACTGTTACTACAGTACTTAATTTAGATCATAGAACTATAAATGTTAATGCTGGATTTAATACCACTTATGATTATAGAGTAAATAATGAACTTTACTTTGAACCACTTTATGCTGTTGGACTTGGTACTATTAATACTGGTCCAGGTGGAACAGCTGTTGGTGCTGGTTATACCCTTGATATAGGAAATCCTAATCCTGGAGTTGGAGTAAGTGAGATTTATGTTCCACTTAGATCACTTTATATCAGAAATCATGGTTTAGAAACAGGAGATCAATTAACTTACAACACAAATGTAGGTGCTGGATTATCTGTTATGTTGGATACTCAGTCAACAACTCAGATAACAACATTGGCAGACCAAACAACTGTTTATGCTGCAAGAATTAGTAATGATTTAATTGGTATATCAACTGTTAAAGTTGGTGTAGGTACAACAGGAACTTTTGTTGGAATTGCAAGTACAGAACAAAGTTCTTCTACAATGTACTTTACTGGACTTGGAACTGGTTTATACCATAGTTTTAAAACTAACTTTAGTCCAATTACTGCGGAGATTAATAGAAATTTAGTTACAGTTGCAACTGCTTCTACTCATGGATTAGAAGGATCCGATTGTGTTTACGTTGATGTAAATCCATCTAACACTGGAATTAATACTGTTGTTTATAATGATTTTAATAGAAGACTTACTGTTAATGCAGAGGACTTTATTGCTGCAGGAGTTAATACATCAACTAATGCAATAACCATTACAGATCATGGATTTGAGACTGGTACGAAGATTATTCATACCGCAACTACTCCTTCTGCTGGACTTTCTGATAATGGAATTTATTACATATTCAGAGTTGATGATAATTCGTTTAAATTAACTACTAATAGGTATAATGCAGATTCCTTGAAACCATCTATTGTTGGTATCACTAGTGCATCTGCAGGAACTATTAGACCTATCAGTCCATCTATTACAGTATATAAAAATTCTACTGTAACATTTGATCTTTCTGATGCATCTTTATCTTATGTTAATAATGGAACTGCATATTCTGCATTTGAATTGAATTTCTATACAGATCAAAACTGCACTGAAATATGGAATAAGTCTGCAGATTCAAAACTGTTTAATGTTTTAAGATTTGGAACTGTTGGTATAAGTGCGGATGCTAAAGTTACATTAACTGTCAACGATGAAATTCCTAAAACTCTTTACTATAAACTTATACCAATATATGAGAGTGATGTTCCTACACCTAAACGTGAGATTATATTTGATGCAGAAGTTAATTCTTCTAGTCAAGTACAAACTAAAGAAAGTGTATACAATGGAAAATATAATATTGGTATAACTTCAACAACAACATTTACTTATAGTATTGCTGAAACTCCTGAACTTAGTACTTATAGTTCTGCACCTGCATTACTTTCATATAAGACTGATTCTACTTTAGCTTTTGGTGCTGCATGTGAGTTTGAAATTAAGAATCCTGGAAGAAACTACTATTCACTTCCTGGCATCACTACTATTAATTCTGGTACAGGTGCTGGTGCTATTGTTAGTATTGGTAGTTCTACTATTGGTAGAGTTGCTAAAACTAAAATTGAAAATATTGGTTATAATTTCCCAATTGATACTACAGTAAGACCTGATGTTAATTTAGGAACTATTCTGAATATAGAAGCTCTTGCTTCTTTCAAATCTATTGGTATAAATTCACGGGGAAGAGGATATACTGCTGCTCCAAAATTACTTGTATTTGATGGAAAGAGTAAGCAAGAAATTAAAGATGTAGATTTAAAATATAAATTAGGTGATTCCAATGTTACCATTCTTAAGAACACTACTGGAATGAGTAATGTAGAACCTACTATTATTCCAGTACAGAATACTAATGGTGTTGGTATTTCTACTGCTGGTTGGTCTACTAGTACATATGATGTAACTCTTACTTTAAATACTGGATTTAGTACAGAAAATTCATTCCCATTTGCCGTAGGTGATAGGATACTTGTTGAAGGTATTAGTGTTGGAATTGGATCTACTGGAGCAGGATTTAATTCTGCAAATTATGATTATAAACTCTTTACAGTTAATGGACTTGACCAAAATCTAGGTGGAATTGGTGGAACTATTGGATATAGACTTGACAATTCATTATTGGATGGAAGAGTACCTGGAGAGTATAATTCAATAAATTCTATAGGAAGAGTAATTCCTGAGAAGTATTTCCCACTATTCAATATTCAATTAGAATCTAATGATTTCTTAGAAGGTGAAAATGTTATATCTGGAGATAGTGTTGGTACTGTTGAATCTTGGGATCCAAGAGTTGGTATTCTTAATTTATCTACTTCTGATGAATTTGAAAAAGGTGATCTTATTATTGGACAAAGTTCTGATACTCAAGGAAGACCTGTTTCTGTTTTAGATTTCCATAGTACTATGGAGACTGGTCCATTCTCTAGAGTGGAAAATGGATGGGAAACTTCTTCTGGGTTTATTAATGATAATATACAAAGAGTTCAGGATAGTTTCTATTATCAGAATTTCTCTTATTCATTAAAGTCGGAGGTTGATTTTGATACATGGAATGACGTTGTTTCAGCAACAAACCACACTGCAGGATTTAAAAAGTTTTCTGATTATCAATTAGTTACACCAGCAAATCCAGATGATGCTAATACTCAAGCTACTGTTGGATTAACAACTAATCAGACCAATTTAGATATAGTAAGTGATCTTATTGGTACTGGTGATTTAAATTGTGTTCATGATTTTGATTTAGTCTCTGAAAATTCAGTTTCCGAATCATATTCAGATGAAGTAGTATTTAATAGTACAATTCTTACTGATTACTTTGAATCTGTAGGTAATAGGGTTCTAGAAATTGATGATATGAGTGGATCTTTTAATAGTAATCCACGTTCTACTCCTTTTAGTATTGTATCTCAATTCCCATTGAGTTCAAGACAGTGTATGAAGTATATCACCTATGTAAGAGATAGGAGATATGTTGGTCAAAGACAGATCATGGTAGTTGATCTTGTTCATGATGAATCATTTGGTTATATCAACCAGTATGGTCAAGCAGGAACAGTTTATCCTCTTGGTTCATTTGACTTTAATATTGTTGGTACAGATGGAAGACTATTGTTCTATCCAACCAACTTTAAAGTTAATGATTATGATGTTGTAGCTGTTGCTTATAATCTTGATAATAATCTTTTGGGAGTTGGTGCTACTAGTCTTGGTTGTGCGGAAATATTTACAAGTAGTACTGCAATTTCAAGTGGAGGATCTGAAACTCTTGTTTCTATTGGTTATACCTATAGATCATTAAAAATATTAGCATCTATCACTGGATCTGATCATAATGAGTTTGAAATGGAGGAGATTAATCTTATCCATGATGGAACTACTGTTGATGTAATGGAGTATGGTCAACTTACTTCTAATCTAGGTAGTTATGTTTCTGCATCTGGATTTGGAACTTATGTACCATCTATTTCAGGAACTAATATCAATCTTGATTTTAAGGCACATACTGGTATTGCTTGTACTGTTAATACAATTGTAGTTGGACTTAGTAGTGAAGCATATGTTGGCGTTGATACAAATCAACTTAAGCATGTTGATCTAGAATCTAGAACTACAAGTATTGCATCTGCATCTTCTCCAGGTATTCATACTGTAGGCAGATACCTAACTCTATCAGGTACAGATGATCATTATGATGCTGCTTACTTTATGATTCAGGTTTCTGATACTACTAATAATACCTATGAGATGTCAGAACTCTTAATGGTTGATGATTATAATACTGATCTAGGAACTACCAATGCATATATTGTTGAATATGGTAATGTTGCAACTGTTGCAGGATTAGGAACATTTGGAGCTCAGGTTAATACTTCTGCATCTGCTAAGTATTCAGAATTAATGTTTACACCTAATGCTGATATTGCAGTACAGGTTAAGGTGTTTATGAATGCCTTCCAGATTGAGGATGATGACAAGGATATTATTGAATTTGCTAATGGTTCTATAGAGACACTTTACAATCTTTATGAGGGAACTGAAAATTCAATTAAGAGATCATTCCCACTAACTCATAGAGGAAATGATATCTTTAATAAAGATTTTACTGGTAATGATTCGACCATTGTAAGCACTATAAATGATACGATTAGATTACCTAATCATTTCTTTGTTACTGGTGAAAAAGTAAAATATGTTCATCAAGGTGCAGGAACTACAAGTGCAATTGGATGCGAGACAACTAGTGGGTTTAGTGGAGTTGGTGTAACTGACAAACTACCAGGCGATCTGTTTATTTTAAAAGTTAGTGAAGATTCTGTTAAGATTGCTACAAGTGCAGAAAATGCATTAAAGCAGGTTCCTGAAACTCTTGGTATTACTACTGTTGGTATTGGTACTTCTCATAGATTTGCCTCAATTAATCAGAATGCAAAAGCTTTACTTGCTCTTGATAATATTCTTCAATCTCCTGTTGTTGCAACGTCTGTAACAACTGGTCTTGCTAAGACATGTTTTACAACAGATAATTTATTGACCTTTACGGGTATAACGTCCTTTATTGGTGGAGATCTGATTAAACTTGGTGATGAGATAATGCGAATTGATGGGGTTGGTATAGGTAGTACCAATGTCATAAGAGTTCGTAGACCTTGGTTAGGAACCACAGTACAAGGATATGTACCAGGAACTCAAGTAACTAAGGTTAGAGGTAATTATAATATTGTAGCAAATACCCTTACATTCTCTGAAGCACCTTATGGAAACCTTCCATTCGGTACATCTACTAATCCTCCTGATGATAGGGATTGGACAGGTATATCTACATCTTCAAGTTTCCAAGGAAGAACCTTTATGCGTTCTGGTGTTGAAGATACTACAAGCGAAACTTATGCAAAAAATGTAATTCTAGATGATATTTCTAGTCAGTTTACTGGAGATAGAAGAAACTTTAATTTAAAAACAGAAGGATCTAATATTACTGGTATTGCTACTGCCAACGGAGTAATTCTTATTAATGATGTATTCCAAGGACCAGGTGCAAATTTAGCTTATACTATGAATGAGAATGTTGGTATTACCTCTATTAGGTTTACTGGAACTGCAACATCTATTAGTAGTGATGTTAATACTTCAAATCTTCCTATTGGTGGTGTAATTGTATCTGTTGGATCTACTGAAGGATTCGGATATCAACCTCTAGTTGCTGCTGGTGGTACTGTTACGGTTTCAACTGCTGGTACAATTAGTGCTATTACTCTCAGTAATGCTGGTGAAGGATATAGATCCCAAATTGGTCAACTTGTTAATGTTGGTATTCAAACTCAATCAGATGCTGATAGTACTGTAATAACAGGTTTTGGTACTGCTATCATTGGAACTGTTGGAGCTTTAACTGGTATTGCTGTTACTAACACTAAGGTTATTTACAGACCAAGAGATATTTCTCATGTAGGATATAACTCAGTAACAGGTCTTAGCACAGTTACTACTGCAAGAGATCATGGATTGGTAGTTGGTGAAGAGATTGCTCTATCAGGAATTGCGTTTACTTGTGAATATGCTCCTCCATTAGGAATTAATACTGCAATTTATGATGGTGTTGCGGGAATTATGACAGTCTTTACAACGACTGCTCATGGATTGGTAGTTGGTAATAAGACAAAGGGTAATGTAATTTTAACTGGATTAGCATTTACATGTAATCTTGATAATGGAGCATATCAGCATATCTATCCAAGAAATAGAGATAGGTTCTATGATACCTCAATTGAAGTTATTGGCGTTGGAAATACATTTACTGCAAACAATGCTGTTTATGATCCTGTAGTTGGTATTGTTACTATTACAACAACTGCAAATCATGGATTGGCAGTTAGTGATAAGGTTACTATTGATGATTACTCTTTAACCTTTACATGTGCTAAGGATGATCATGCAACAGATCATCCTTATCCTAGACCTGGAGATTATGCAAGTGGTAGATGGTTATCTGTTCTATCAGTACCTGGTGCTAAGAGATTCTCTGTTCAAATTCTAGAGAATGTTCCTTCTACTAATACTACTGCTCATACATTTAAATCTGCTACAGCGTCTGGTATTACTACTCAGACTGGAGATATTACAGTTAATGTAACTGCTGCTGATCCCAAGTATCAATATGCACATACATTTGTTGGAGTAGGAACAACTGGACCAGTTAAGAGTGGTGGTGCTTATGTTCATAACTTTGTTGGTGCTAAACCAGGTGCTATTGTTGGTGGTGGAAACTATCTTCATACATTTGTAAGTGCTGGAGTAGGTAGTATTACCGTCTCACCAGGCATAGGAACAACGACAGCCACGGACGCTACATATGACGCTACAACAGGTGAAATGGTTCTTACTATACCAAATCATGGTGCAACCGTTGATAGCGTTGTAGGGATCATTACAGGTGCTCTGACGTTCACTTGTTCGATGGATGGTAACGCAACTAATAAGTCATATCCCCGTACTACTGATCCTATTCATAATGACAATTCTATCGATGTAACAGCAGTAACAGGAGATACTATTACAATTAATGTTGGAGTTTCTACTCTTGTTAAGTATACTCCTAGTGAAGTTCTTTATGATGGTACAAGTGGAATATTGACAGCAACAATCGGTTCTCATAAGTTTGATACGAATGATAGTATTAAGATTGCTGATTATGGTTTGACATTCACTTGTGAAATGGATCAACATGGAAGTCTTCATTCTTATCCAAGAGGTACTGATCCTTACTTTGATACTGCTATATCAATTGCATCTACAACTGCTACATCTATTACTTTGAATGTTGGAGCAAGTCCATTTAAGCAATATCCTGCTAATAGTGCAACTTACTATGAAACAACTGGTGATATGGTTCTCGGAATAGGAACTCATAACATAACAAAAGCAGATTCAATTAAACTTGGTAGAGAATCATTAGTCTTTACTTGTGCTAAAGATAGTAATGCTACTAGACACAAGTATCCTAGAGAGGGTGATCCATCTTATGCAGGTGTTCCAGTAGCTGGTATTGTAAGTGCAACAGGATTTAGTATTGATATTGGAGTTACAACAACTACAAATTACTATACTGGACAAGGAAGTGCATCTGTTCAACCAGTTATTATTACACCTAGACCTACTGATATCGCTGCACCTGGTGCAACAGTTCTAACCATTATTAATAATAAGTCCTTTGAGGTTCAAACTGGAATTTCTACACGTAGACATTATTATGCAAGAGGTGGACGTGTTGATAAACCAATGGATGTTGTAATTGATGATCCACTTTCATATACAAATATTCCTTTAGATTATGCTAGTGGAAATAGTGGTATTGGATCTGAAGCAACCATTGATATTGTTGTTGGACAAGGTTCTAGTGTAATTGAATTTAGGATGAATAATACTGGTTATGCTTATGGTATGACTGAAGAATTGACTGTTCCATTTGGTGGTGGAAGTGGAATTCCTACAAGTTCTTCATTCTCTGCAAGCAATCCATTTAAGATTACAGTTGATAGAACATTTACTGATGAATTCAATGGATGGACAATTGGTACATTAGAAGCACTTGATGATATTGCAACTTTCTTTGATGGTGGAAGAAAGAATTTCACATTAACACTTAATTCAACTCAGATTTCTATTAGAGCAGCAAAAGGATCTGTTATCAATGTTCAAGATGTCCTGCTAATATTTGTTAATGATATTCTTCAGGTTCCTGGTAAAGGATATAAGTTTGATGGTGGTAGCATCATTGAATTTACTGAAGCACCTAAAGATGGTGATACTTGCAAGATTCTCTTCTATAAGGGAACTGGTGATGATGTTGATGTTATCTTTAGAAATGTTATTGAAACTGTTAAGGTTGGTGATAATCTACAAATCTTTAATAAGGATGATCAAGGAAGTTACTGGAAAGAGGATCCTAGAGCAGTTACTGCTGTAACATCCACAGATACAGTAGATACAGTACCGTATTATGGACCAGGTAATACAACTATCGAGTCTATGCTACGTCCTGTTAAATGGTGTAGACAGACTGAAGATAAAATTATTAATGATCTTCCTGTTGGAAAATCTAGAGAATTATATGAACCAGTTATTAATCCAACATCTCATATTATTCAATCTGTAGGAGTTGGATCTACAATGGTTTATGTTACTAGTGTAAGACCATTCTTTAATCCTCAGAATGAACTTGCAACTGCTTTATTAAGTTTCCAAGATAAAGTTAGAATTGCAAGACCATCTGGATCTAGAGTTGCTGCAGCTGCAACTGCTGTAGTTTCTGTTGCAGGAACAATATCATCATTCACTATATCTGAAGGTGGTGTTGGATATGGTGCTACACCTACTGTAAGTATTGGTAAGACTACTGTTGGAGTTGGTACAACTGCTGATGCTATTGGAACTGCTTCTATTTCTAATGGAGTGGTTACTGGTATTGCAGTTTCAGTTCAAGGATCTGGTTATAGTCAATCAAGTCCTCCTGCAGTTCTTATTGGACCTCCAACTTCAAATGAAGAGGAGAATAAAGTTAATGACTATCATGGAGATGAAGGAGTCATAGTTGGATTTGGTACAACAGCAGTAGGTGTGGGTACAACCGCATTTATGTTTGACTTCTTTATTCCAGTTGATTCTCCATTAAGACAATCTCTCTATATGGTAGACTCTACTGCTAGTGGAAGTCTTACAACTGTTAGTACATTAGTTTCAGGTGACTTCTTTGTTGTAGATGAATCAAATGTTGGTAGTGCTACTACATCCATAATTTCTATTACTAAAGATACCCTTGATACAGTTGGTACAGGAATTTCCTTTATAGATAATGTATATCAAGTCTATAGTGCAGAAACTGTACAAGTAAATATTCTAGGTGTTGGTTATACTGATGTTAGAAGAATATTTGCAGCAGTTAAAGATCCAATGCACTTTGGACCTACTTCTGGAATTACCTCATCTCCTGATTATGGTAGATTTAGTTGGGGTAAAATAGATATGGTATCTAGAGGTCTTACTACATCTTATACTGCATATACCTCTAGTGGAGTTGTGGGTCTTACCACCTCCGCAAGTATTGAAAGATCTGCTTCTCTGAAGTATAAGTCTTATAACGTTTAAATCCTTAATAAATAAATAAAAAGTTCCTAAAAATGGCTGCCATAATAACTGATCAGATCAGAATATTAAATGCGAAGAATTTTGTTGCTGGAGTACAAACCAGCACCAATTCATATTATTCTTTTATTGGTTTACCCAACGCAACTGATATTCAAACTGATTGGGATGCTGATCCCCCTTCCCCAAAAGATAATTTTGACGAAGAGAATGATTACTGGGATACTATAATTGCACTGAAGAAAATTACTTCTACAGATGTAAGACAGGTTGTTCAAAAAAGATTATGGACATCTGGAACTACTTACGATATGTATCGTAGTGATTATAGTCGTACCAATACAGCAGCAGTTTCTGGTGCAACTAATTTATATAATGCAACTTTCTATGTAATTAATACTGATTATAGGGTTTATGCTTGTTTAAGAAATGGAGTTGATCCTGATAATCCTAATGGAAAACCATCTCTTGATCAACCAACATTTACAGACCTAGAACCAAGAGCAGCTGGAACTAGTGGTGATGGATATCTTTGGAAGTATCTTTATACTATTAAACCTGGTGATATTGTAAAATTTGATTCTACTGATTTTATTCCTGTACCAGATTCTTGGGAAACAAATACTGATGATGCAGCAGTTAGAGATAATGCAGTTGATGGATCTATTAAAGTTGTAACTATTACTGAGAGGGGTGTTGGTGTTGGAACTGCTAACAGAACTTACAGTAGAGTTCCTATTAAAGGTGATGGAACAGGAGCAGAGTGTACAATTGTTGTTAATAATGATCAACAAGTAGAATCTGTAACCATCTCGAATCAGGGATCTGGATATACTTTTGGTAATATTGATTTAGTAAATGGCGGAGTTCCCACAGGATCCACAAGACCACTCTTTGATGTAATTATGTCTCCTCCTGGTGGACATGGTGCTGACATTTATAGTGAACTTGGTGCATATAATGTACTTTTATATTCTAGAATTGAAAATGATATAGAGAATCCTGATTTTATTACTGGAAACCAAATAGCACGAGTAGGTGTTGTTGAAAATCCAAAAACATATGGAACTACCACTAATTTAGAATTGGATAAGGCTAGTGCAACTCAAGCATTAAGATTATCTGGTGCTGGATATAGTAGTGCTACTTTTACAGCAGATGCGTTTGTTACTCAAACAGTTGCTACTGGATCTACTGCTGTAGCAAGAGTTGTAAATTATGATCAAACAACTGGTGTATTAAAATTATGGCAAGATCGCACTATGGCTGGATTTAATACAGTTGGTGCTGCCATTACTAATCCCACGTATGGTTTTGATCAGGTTGATTTTACAGCATCACCTTCTACTGGTGGAAATTTAACAATTGTTCCATCCACAGGTTCAAATTTAGCAATTGAGACATCCTTTACGGGTATATCTACCGTAATAAATAATAGAACCTACTACCTTGGTCAATCATTCACTAATGGTATAGCGAATCCAGAGGCCAAAAAGTACTCAGGAAATATTATTTACGTTGACAATAGACCTTCTATTACTAGATCATCCAACCAAAAAGAAGACATAAAAGTCATTTTGCAGTTCTAAGAAATCATGCCACAGCAAACCAATTTAAACGTCGCACCATATTTTGATGACTTTGAAGCGTCTAATGATTTCCATAAGGTTTTATTTAAACCTGGATATCCTGTACAAGCACGAGAGTTAACCACTCTCCAATCGATACTGCAAAATCAGATTGAAAAGTTTGGTCAACACTTTTTTAAAGAAGGTGCTAAAGTAATACCAGGAAATATTGGTTATAC